AAAATAAAGAAGAACGACCTCATATGAGGGAGAGAATCTATAACGAACATATTCGTACACCTTTTGAAAAATTGGCTGAGAATATTATTCACACTTTTAAATTTTACTACTTTGATGTTCCATCGGACGATGTTAAACATGAGGTGGTTAGTTTCTTGTATATGAACATTCATAAGTTCGCCGAGGGTAAGGGTAAGGCCTTCTCATATTTCTCGATTGTTGCCAAGAATTATCTCATTCTACATAACAATAATAACTACAAGAGAATGAAGCAGCATGATGGTGAAGAGGTTACTGATTATAAGAGAGACCCTGTCGGAGAGATGAGAGGGATTGACACCAAGTCAATGAAATCAGAATACATTGTTCTTCTTGCTGATTATTGGAGAAACAATCTTACTACAGTCTTTAAACGAAAGAAAGACTTGGATGTTGCTAACGCAGTTGTTGAATTGATTGATATGAGAGAAAATATTGAGAACTTTAACAAGAAGGCATTATACATTTTAATTCGTGAGATGACTGGTTCCAACACACAACACATTACTCGTGTTGTCAATGTGATGAAGAAACATCATTGGGAACTACAGAAGAACTACCTACAATCAGGTTCTGTGGAGACAAAGTTCACTGGTTCGTGGTTCAGTTAAAATTATACCACCAAGACTGGGATTACCGAAAAGATAATACTGAAAAGTATCCGCAGTTAAAACAGATAACTTCACAACCTAATTCTTTTTGGTTAGTTGATAATCCTATCAAACGACTGAAGAGGTTGTCAAGTAGAGTACACAGATTGTGTAAACGAGCACATCCCTATCAACCTGTTATTGTTTTATATTCTATACCAGATAGGGATGTAGGTGGACATTCAAAAGGTGGATTAACACAAACTCAATATCATGATTTTATTAATGAAGTGGTAGAGGGTATTGGTGATTACTCACCTATTGTAATAATCGAACCTGATGCACTTCCACATATGAGAAAGGGTATGAGTTATTATCAAAGACAAAAACGAACTCGTCTCATAAAATCCACAATACAAAAACTATCCAAAACTAATGCAGTAGTTTATCTTGATATAGGACATCCTAAATGGTTAAAGAGAACTGATGCAATTACTTACTTGGGTATGTTTCATTCTAATAAGGTTCAAGGGTTTAGTATCAACACAAGTAACTTCGTAACTACAGATAAGTGTATACGATATGGTGATAAGATTGCTAAACACTTTGGTTGTAGTTATGTTATTGATACATCACGAAATGGTAATGAAGTTTGGGAAACATTTAATCCACAAGAAATGAAGATAGGAAATAAACCTACTACGGATACAGATTCAGAATATTGTGATGCATATCTTTGGATTAAAACACCAGGTGAAAGTGATGGTGCAATAAATGGTTGGCCGAAAGCTGGAAGATTTAATGCTGAGAAAACTTTGGAAATCTTAAAGTAATATGGGAGCCTCGGAAAAGACTCCCATATTTTAGGTATCCGATATAGTACTACTTACGGAATAAACCCACCAACACCAACAATGCGACGAGTCCAGCGAAACCTGATTCGCCGAATGTGTTGATTATTTGTGTTAGGTTACCAATAACATTAACGCCGAAGATACCACTTCCAAATATTACTTCAGAAATTGCACCAATAGCGACCAAGGATAACATCATCTGAGCTAAGTCGTCTATGTATCCTTTTACGAGTGTTATGATTTCCTGCATATGGTTACTCTCCCGTTAGTTAATCAATTATGTCAGATTTTTCACCGACATATAATAACTATTGTATATATTTTAGAAAATTTTCCGATATATAAATATATACAACACTTTTTTAGAAATCTTCTATTTATTATTAGGTAAAAAACAGGCAAAATTATGGCAATCGATTTCGAAATATTTGAGGGTAAAATTTTGTCATATGTGTTCAAAGACATCTATGATAACTCTAAACGAAACAAAGAACAATTAGAAGTTCTAATGAAAGAAGTAGTTCAGTTTATCAAGGATGGCGATACGGCCGTACAAATCATTCCTATGTTGAAAGAGTACTTAGAAATCAATGTAAAGAATGATGAGCAATTAGTTAAACTAGCAACCATCGTACAACGATTAGCACAAGCAAGTGCAAGTAGTGATAGTGATAGTGAGTTTGGTTTATCTGAGAAAGAAAAAGAACAATTAATGCAAAACATTGAAAATACAGTCAATGAGTTACAAGACCATAGCGATAATATTACAGCAAAAGTAAACTAATATGTCATACATAATTGGAAAAAAATCAGGAAATAAAACTGGTCCAATATCATCTCGTATACAAAATACAGAATCTATTCTACGATTATTAAAAGAAGTAGAAGATTCACCAAACGAATTTTACGAGTTAGAACCATTGGAAGTGGTAGCAGTACATCTTGATGATACTAAAAAATATTTTCCACAAAAGAAAGATGGTGGACCAGATTATAGTTTTCTTGGTGGAGTAAAGGGTAGATTTGTAAATTCAGAATTAGGAAAAAATATAGATTCACTTTCTGATTACAAACCATTAAATCCAAACTTTCAAATAACACCTGTAGTTGGTGAGATTGTTATTGGTGTAAGATATCTTGGTCAATTATTTTTTACAACACAATTAAATTTATTTGGTAATCCTAATTTTAATACACAACATGGTATTAGTGTTGGTAAGAAAAAGGATACATTAAAATCAACAAAAGATATAGATGATTTACCTAACTCTGATGATACAGGTATAGAGACAGGACACTATTTTAAAAAGATAGATGATGCTAGAAAACTATTACCTAATGAGGGTGATGTAACTATTGAGGGTAGATTTGGTAACTCTATCAGAATCGGTAGTGATATAAAAAATGAAAATGAAAATTCACCCAATGTGATTATTAGTGTTGGACATACAATAGAGGGTGATTCAAAAGTCCCAATAGAAGAAAAGATTGATACCGATGCTTCAAGTATTTATATGGTAACTAATCAAGAATTAAAACCAACACTTGGTGCAGAAAGTAAATTAATTACAGCACCATATGAGGGTAAACAAATTTTATTAAACTCAGATAAAATAATCTTAAACACAAAAAATGGTGGAGATATTTTGTTCTCAAGTAATAAGAATGTAGGTATAAGTGCAGTAGGTGAAGTTGTTATCGAAACACCCATAACAAAGATAGGTGGTATAGATGCAGTAGAACCAATAGTGTTAGGTGATACATTAGAATCAAAGTTAAATGATATACTAACATTAATAGAAACAGGTTTGTTAGCACCGACAGGACCAGTAGTGGTTGGACCTGGTGCAGGTTTATTAGCATCAATAAAATCTACATTAAGTACTATTAAGAGTCCACAAAATAAAACGAAATAATGAGTTGGGATATATTTAGAGCTGAGTACAAACAAGGTTTAAGTAATAATGATGATATGGCAAAAGTAATTGCTGAATCATATGATAAATGTGTAAAGACTGGAGTGAGTGGAGTAGGAACTGCACCACCCGCACCATTAGCAGCAGGAAATGTAGCAGGGTTACAATCAATGTTAAAATTATGTTTTAGTGCATACGGAGCAGTACCATTATCAACATCATTAGATACAGGTCTAAAACTTTATTGGTTGGGTGGTGCTACTGCTGCAGGAGCATTGGTAACTAATCCAGGAATAACATCATCATACATTGATGCACAAGGTAAGATGAATGAAACGATTGATGATACAATTGACCAGTTTATAACAGCGTTTAATATTTATCATCAACAGATTGTTTTTACAATCACAGCAGTCCCACCTTTGGTATCGGTAGGATATAATATAGTATAGGAGGTCATTATGACTAAAAAAGCACTCGTAAAATTAATTCGAGAAGTAGTAAGAATAGAGGTCAAAAAACAAGCTAAAGAGATATTTATTACTGAGTATAAGAAAGCAAAAAGTTCTACACTCAAATCTCTAGCACCAAAACAAAAACCAGTCAAAAAAGTTGTTCGACAAAAAAGAGATTTTGTATCTGGTAATGATGCATTAAACGATGTTTTAAACGAGACTGTTGCATTGAGTAAAGGTGATTCAGAAATGGATGAATATCCAACGATGGGTGGTGGAAGTTTTGATTCGAGTAGAGCATCAGAACTATTAGGATACGGAGATGCATTATCAGCAGGTGGTGATAAAGAACAACAAAGAAACATGATAGCTGCACAAACCTTAAAAGAAAAGAATTTAAATGTGGGTGATGTACCTGAAAGTGTATTAAATGCTTTAACAAGAGATTATAGTGATTTAATGAAACACGATAAATTTAAAAAGAAGTAATAAACCATGAGTGAAAAAGTATCAACATTAACAAATCCACCAGTACGAGTTATCAATGAAGATAGCGATGCGTTCTTTGGATTAACTTTTCCACTCACATATAAAAGTGGTAACGCTGGATTCTTTCCAAGAAGTTCTACAATAAGAGAACAAGTTTCCACAAACATAAAAAATTTATTACTAACTATTCCAGGTGAAAGAGTTAACCAACCAACATTTGGTTGTGAATTAACTTCACTAATTTTTGAACCACAAGAAGATGGTTTGGAAGATAGAATAGAAGCAGCAATTGAAGAGGCGTTGGCACAATGGTTACCTTATGTATCAATCAACACTATAGATATTATCTTAACACCAGATAGTAATCAAGTGTTAGTAAACTTAGAATTTTTAGTGAATGTGGATGATGAGGATGCACCTGAACAGATATCCTTTAATTTCAATACCACAGGTTAGGAGAAAGTAAATGGCTTTGGATGTAGAATACGGAACCAATATTAAAAAAGAAAAGAAGAAAGTAAAGTATATTGGAAGAGATTTCAGTTCAATAAGACAGAACCTTATTGAGTTTGCGAAATCATACTATCCAACCGCATACAATGATTTTAACGAATCATCACCTGGTATGATGTTTATTGAAATGGCATCTTATGTTGGTGATATGTTGAGTTACTATGTTGATAATCAATATCGTGAAACACTATTACATTCTGCTGAAGAAAAGAAAAACATTTTTAAGATTGCACAATCATTTGGATATAAACCAAACTTAAGTACACCTGCAACTGCAATATGTGATTTAAGTTTACAAGTTCCAGCAATTAATGTTGGTGATACTTACGAACCAGATTTAAATTATGCATTGAAAGTAAATGCAGATAGTATATTCTCAAGTAAGAGTGGTAGAAGTTTTAGATTGATGGATGATGTTAATTTTAAATACTCATCTTCATTTGATACAAGAAAAGATGTGGTTTCTAAAAACGATGGTGATACACCAACACATTATACTCTTACAAAAAAAGCAACATTAGAAAGTGGATTTAAAACTTCTGAGGATTTTGTTTTTAGTGATGCTATAAAATTTGATAAAATTATTTTAAGTAAAGAGAATGTTATTGAGATTACTTCAGTAACGGATGATGATGGAAACACATGGTATGAAGTTCCTTTCTTAGCACAAGATACTGTCTTCCAAGATATCGAAAACAATTCTATTAACTCACCTGATGTATCTGCTAATTCACAAGCAGCACCTTTCTTATTAAAGTTAGTAAAATCTGCAAATCGTTTTACTCGATATATTAGAAGTGATGGAAAAACAGAATTAAGATTTGGTGCAGGAACATCTACAAATGCAGATGAAGAGATTATACCTAATCCAGATAATGTTGGTAGTTCACTTGGTACAGGTTTATCTAAACTTGATGAATCATTTGACCCAAGTAATTTCTTAAAAACAAAAGCGTTTGGACAAGCACCAAGTAATATTACATTGACTGTAACTTATACTTATGGTGGTTCTCAAGTGGATAATGTTGTTAGTGGTGATATCAAAAATCTTGATACACTAAGTACATCACTTGAAGAGGATGGATTAGATTCTACAAAAGTAAAAGAAACGAAAGATAGTTTATCAATAATAAACAACGAACCAGCAACTGGTGGTAGTTCGGGTGAATCACCTGAAGAGGTTAGACAAAATGCTTCAGCACATTTTGCTTCACAGAATCGTGCAGTAACAAAAGAAGATTATGTTATCCGAGTTTATTCACTACCACAAAAATATGGTGCAGTTGCAAAAGTATTTTTAGTTCAAGATGAACAATTAGAAGTCAATACTCAAACCATTATGAAACAAGGTAGAATTGTTAAACAACCAAACACAAGTGTGATACCTAATCCACTTGCATTAAATATGTATGTGTTGGGTTATGATGGTAAGAAAAAATTAGTTGCACTAAATGATGTTGTGAAACAAAACCTTAGAGTTTACTTATCACAATACAGAATGGTAACAGATGCAATTAATATTAAAGATGGGTATATTGTTAATATCGGTGTTAGATTTAGTATCATAACACAAAGAGGATTTAACAAGAACGAAGTATTATTAAGATGTATTGATGCTGTTAAAAAACATTTCAATACAGATAACTGGCAGATTAGTCAACCAATAGTGTTGAGTGATATTGCCTACAAGATTTCTTTAGTAGATGGTGTGGCAAGTGTTGTACCACCCGAAGACGATAATCCAAACAAACAAATAGTAGTTGTGGATAATAAGTATAGAACTGAAGATGGGTATAGTGGACACATTTACGATGTTCAATCAGCAACAAAAGATGGTATCATATATTCATCATTAGACCCAAGCATATTTGAACTAAAATTCCCTAATACAGATATTGAGGGTAGAGTAATAGGAGATGTATAGTGTATTATTTTGAATATCCAACAACAGACACAACAATTTATGAGGGTAATGTTACATCTTCAATCAATACAGGTTTAGACCAAATATTAGAAGTGGAAAAGCATGTAAACTCTTCAGGTACTACAATTAATGCTTCAAGGATTTTAATTAAATTTGATTATTCATATATTTCATCATCAGTACAAAGTGGAACAATTCCAAGTGATGCAAAATATTATTTAAATTTATATGATGCTAGTTCAGAAGAATTAGCAGTAGAACAATCTTTATTTACTTACATGGTAAGTGGAAGTTGGGCAGGTGGTACAGGCACTAAAGATAGAGACCCAGCACTAAGTGATGGTGCTAGTTGGAAGTATCGTGATAATGATACAACAAAAACTGAATGGGTTAGTGGTAGTACAACACAAGGTGGAACTTGGTTTACATCAAGTTTAGCAGCTACATACGAGGTAAGTTCATCACAAGATTTAGTTTATGAAACTCGTGATATTAGAATGGATATTAGTGATTTGGTTAAGAACCATATTTATAGTGGTTCAACATATCCAAACAATGGATTTATTGTTAAGAGACAAAACCTTGTAACATCACAGAGTATGTATAGTATCTTTGACCCAACAACTGCTACAGGTTCTGCAGAGGGTAACTCTACACCACAAGGTCAATTAAAATATTTTTCAAGAGAAACACATACAATCTATCCACCTAAGTTAGAAGTAGAATGGGATGATTCAAGTTTCGCTACTGGTAGTTTAACAGCATTGAGTTCTACTGATTTAGATAGATTAAAAATTTATTTCAATAATTTAAAACCTGAGTACAAGGAAAAATCAAAAGTAAAATTCAGATTCACTGGTCGTGAACTATATCCTACTCGTGGATTCGATACTACACCAGCAGCATTGACTGTTAAGTTTTTACCAAGTGGTAGTAGAAGTTTAGGACAGGGTACTTATTATTCTGTAAGAGATGCCGAAACCGAAGATACAATAATACCATTCGGTACAGGTTCAATTGTGAGTTGTGATTCTACAGGTAACTTCTTTAACTTATGGATGGATGGATTTCAACCAGAAAGATTTTATAGATTTGAAATCAAAGTAGTTAGTGGTAGTGGAGCAGACCAAACTTCAATGATATACGATGATGACTTCATATTTAAAGTGGTGAGATAAAATGCCTTACATTTTTAATCAAACGGCAAAAAAGAAAAGCCCATACTATGCTAAAGTAATAGAAGCAGATAAAGCAAAACAATTAAAGGCTGCCGAAGAAGCAAAAAAACGAATGGAGATAAGTGGTTCTATCGTTGATGCCACTAATCCTATAAGAGATGAAAATGGTTTTCTACTATCTTACGAATCGCCAGATAAACAAGGACAATCCATTGAAGAGGATTATCAATTAGTAAGATTACAAGTAAGACAAAACTCTGGTACAACAGATAGAGTTATTAAGTTCTTTGGTGATGATATACAATTTTTAGAAATCTTCCCAAGAGAAAATGAAGAAGAAGAAAATGGTGTAGATATAGATGCACTACAAGCAGAATTGGATGGAGAGATAGAACGAAATCAAGTACTAAATAATAGTTTAACTGATGCCATCAATGGTTTGAATAAAAAAATTGCTGAGATGAAAAA